AGTGCGCCTAATCTATCCGCACCAAATCGGCGACCGTGTCGAATTATCCGGTGCGGTCTTCGAGCGCGACGGCGAACATCATTATGCGCAAGTCGATCCGGCGCTAGCCGATAGCATCGTAAACGAAGGCTGTGGGGAGATTGTAAATGAGTAATACACAAGCAATTGCAACCAGTTTCAAAACCGAACAACTCAACGGCATTCATGCCTTCGGTACAACCGTAGTGCGCGGATCGACGGCAGCGGATATATTCAAGGCGGCTTTGTTTTTAGCCACCGCTACCATCAACGCCTCCACAACCGCCTACAGCACGACCGGCGAGCTTGCCGCTACCGGCAACTATACGGCGGGCGGGGTCGCCTTCACCTGGATAGCGCCGTCCAGTACCGGTACGACCGCATTTACCACGCCAAGCGCTACCATTAGCTGGACCAACCTCACCTCAAGCGGCGCATTCGATTGCGTTTTGCTGTATAACTCAACTCAATCCAATCGAGCGGTAGCGGCTTATACCTTCGGCAGCCAATCGGTCACGTCTGGAAATTTTTCGCTGACCATGCCAACCAACGACGCAACAACCGGCTTGCTGAGAATCGCTTAATGATCACACTCGCCGCCACAAATACGTTATACGGCGATGCCGATGCTGCAAGCTTGCTATCGGTCAGCGTTTTCGGCATGGAGTATGTTGGCACGACTGAAACTTATAAAGTGCTCTATCAAGGCCAATTGCCAGCCACGCCAAGCGCGCCGCTTTATACGGTGCCTGGATCAACCGCCGCCTTTATTCGCTCGATCACGGTAACGAATAACGATACGGCGATCCGAAGTTTTCAGTTTTTTGTAAATGGCACAGCGGCAACCAATGCCATCACGCCAATTATTAAGCTGGTTCCCGGCGGATTTGCCACGTATGAAGATGGCGGCGGCTGGCAAACGTACACAGCAAACGGCTCGTTAATTAGCGGACCTAACTCAACAATACCAAAAGAAGGCATTCTGTCGATTAACGGCGTCTTTGCCGAAACGTTGCCTCGTGAAATCTGCCCAGAGGTGAATACAACGGTAGCCGCCTCCGGCACATTGTTTTTGCAAGCGGTCTATTTAAAAGCCGGGCAGTTGGTCAGCAATATTTCAATACATTCGGCTACAACCGCCTCAGCTACCGTCACCGGTAACTGTGCAGGCTTATACGATAGCGCATTAAACTTGCTGGCGACCAGTGCCAATAACACGACAAACCATGCCTCCAATACCTTACGCACCTATCTGATGACAACGCCTTACACCGTAACGGTAGACGGGCTTTATTATGTCGGTTACTTTTGCACCGCCACCACGGTAGCCACGTTAAAAGGCGGAACGGCAAAAACCGGCGCGGCATTAGCTGGTCAAGCGCCCGCTTTGCATGGCGCATCAAGTACCGGCTTAACAACCTCATTGCCTGCAACGGCGGCGGCAATAACAGTAGGTACCGCTACGATCTGGGCCGGCGTTAGCTAGGCATGGCAAGGCTTAATGCCAAATGGAATAACTTTACCCTTCGCGGTCAAGTCTGGGATCATTTCTGGCAAGATGCAGCGGGTAATGACGTTTCAATTGCGCTCAGCGGTGTAAGTTTAACGCAAAGCCAAGGGACCGTAACGCCGCGTCTGCTCAGGTTAATAAGGATTGGTACCGGGCTTGAAGAAACTATATCGCAAGGCGATATAACCCCGGTTTTATCATTCGATGTCAACTTAACCGGACAAAGCCAAACCATTAGTACGGGCGATTTAACACCTCGCCTGTTGAGGTTAATCAGGATAGGAACCGGCTTAGAAGAAACGCTATCGCAAGGAACCATATCAATATCGGCCGGTTCCACGCTACAGCTAACCGGTGAAAGTCAGGCGATCAACAGCGGAACACTCACCTCGCTAGTCGGTAAAGTGCTTTCAGGCGTTATTGAAACAACCAATACAGGCAGCATGTCGGCTGCTTTAAATCGTCAAGTAAGCGGCAATCAAGCTGTTATCAGCGGCGGCACAATAGGTTTATCGAGACAAATAGCATTAACGGCGGTGCCGTTAGAGGTAATTACCCAAGGCAGTATTACGCCGGTGATGACGTTCGGTGTAAATTTAACCGGGCAAAGCCAAACGATTAATAGCGGAACGCTTAGCGCGCAGATTGCTAAAGCGATTTCAGGGGCTATCGAAACAGTAGGTTCCGGTCAATTATCACCCTCGTTGACCTGTCTTATTAATTTAACCTCGGCACCGCTAGAAGTTATTACGCAAGGCGTAATTACGCCGTTTTTAGAAGGCGCCGCCTCGTTTATCAATCCCGGTCACTTAATTATGCGCTCGGCAAGGTCAACTTACACGTTATCGTCCGCTAAAAAAGAGCAGATTAACAGCGTAACGGAAAAGCAATCTTTCAACAGCTTGACCGGAAAATAAATTCACAAAGGAAAACATGCTGCCTGAAGAAACCGTTTATCTAGGTTGCAATAACATCATCGCATTGGCGCTTAGCTTGCAACAGCAAACGCCGGTTCATACCGGGGCGTCCGTGGATGATAGCGTTGTGCTTACGCACAGTCATCCAGTCATAACCCGCTGTCAATTGCTGGTCGATCCAATCGTCGGCGACGATGCGGATGCCGCGCAAGTCATCGACAGCCAAGCGCATTCAACCTGGTTTGATTTCGCAACCAGCGCCACCACCTTATTTATCAAGCTGGGCGAATCGACGTTAAAAAAGGGCCGCCATGTTTGCAGTCTTAAGCTATACACGGCAGAAGCGCCGCAAGGCTTAATCTGGGGTCAATTAATGCTGGTAATCCAATGAAGCATGTAACAACCATCCCGCCAACCTTTTGGCCTGTAACGGTCGATGAATGCCGTTACCAAATGGGCAACGGCAATCCGGGCGATAACAGCCGTGATGTCATCATCGCCAGCCGCATCCGCGCGGTCACGCGCTGGTTTGAAAACCTTACCGGCACTAAAATTTGCGAGCAAACGATAACTGCCTACGGTTGCCGATTCTACGACCAACCGATTGAGCTAAAAGGCCCGCTGAAAAGCGTTAACAGCATTCGTTATATCGATAAAAGCGGCGTCGACCAGCTGTTGCTCGATACCAATTATATCGTTAGTACCGTCAATCGTCGCATCATGCCAGCCTACAACGTAAGTTGGCCCACTGCGCGCGAACAAGACGAAAGCCTGCGTATCGAATATGTTGCCGGGTATCCGTCGGCGGATGCTATCCCCATCGAGCTTAAAGAAGCTATCCTGTTTTCAGTCGGCGCCTACGAGCAATTTCAGCCCTCTATTGAATCCGGTATCCGTCCGCAAACCGTACCATATGCGGCATTGCAATTAGTACAAGAGCATATGGATTACCGGGGGTGGTTTTGACAATGCCTACAATACAAGAGTTTGCCGACTACGGGGTGCGTCCAGGTGTTCTCGTCGCTATTCTGGTCGTCGGCTGTTACTTCGTCGTTACCAGTATTCTAAAATTTACTCAGTGGCTATTTATGTGGCACGAACAACAAATGACTCGAGAGCGAGATCTGCACATGCGCAATTTGGAGCGCGTTCATTCGCGTATGGATCAGCTTTCCGAAGCGGTCAATAAAATTCTTGCCTTTTTACAAAAATAAAAAAAGATGTCACCACGCCGGGCCATACTCGAACAAATCGGACGCTATTACAAAGCCGTTACCCAAATAAGCAGGGTCTTAAATCAACGGATAGCGCCTAAGCTGCAAAGTTGGCCAACGCTCATTTACTATGACGAAGATGAAACTGTACAACCGCTATCGATAAGCGCCTACGGCGATACCGAGCGCGATATGACCGTGACAACAGTCATTTGGGTGCAAGTCGGGCCGGATGCGGAAAAAATAGAAAGCGATCTCGATTATTACTGTTGGCTGGTCGAGCAAGCCATGCCGCAAGACATACGCGATTTAAAAGTCATCGACATAAAATTACTGTCAACGCTAAAAGAAGCGCCTGAATACGACGATAACGGACAATTAATTAGATTAGCAACGGCAACAATCAGCCATCGCGTTAAATACATCACCTGCCAAGACGAAACCGGTTAACCCAGTCCGTTCGTCCTGAGCTTGTCGAAAGAAGCCTGTCGAAGGAAGCCTGTCGAATGAAGTCATACATCAACCCGCATTCGCGGGTTTTTTTTTAAACAAAAACCAGCGAGGTTAAAAAATGTCCGGTCAAGTAGAAATATGGTCAGGCGTTCGGGTCGATATGGAGTCGGCGCGTGGCGCAAAAAAAACGATTACCGCCATCAGCAAGGCCGCAAACGGCGTCATCACGGCAACGCACGATTTCGCCAACGGGGATTATGTCGAGATGAATGTCGAAGGCATGACGCAGATCAACGGCGTGTTCCGGGTAATCGATGTATCAGGAACCACAGCGTTCGGCGTGGAGGATTTAGACGGCACGGCAATCGATAGCACCACCTTTGACGATTTCGTGTCCGGCACGGCGGAAAAAATCACCTTCGGCACATCGATCACGACGGCAACCAATGTAAACGGTACCGGCGGCGATCCCGATAAGATACCTACGACGACAATCCACGATACGATTAAGCGCCAAATGTACGGGGCAGTCAGTCCGTTAGAATATACGATGGAGCACAACTGGGACATTGCCAATGTCGGGCAGAAAGCGCTGGTGGCGGCCTCCAATCTGGGCGCAATTAAAGCCTTTAAATTTAAGTTCAGAACGGGAAAAATCATGGTATTTTCCGGCAATGTCTCTTTTGTCGGCATTCCGACCGGTAGCGCGCAAGATAAAGTTACCAGCCCGTGTACCATTTCGGCGCAAGCTTTACCGCGTTACTACGTCTCGTAAACTATGTCGAATACCTTACTTGAACGCCTGCAAAAATCGCGAGAAACAGTCTTACCGTTCGGCCCTGAAGCTAGCAAACAAAGCCTCATTATCAGCCGCCCGTCCGAACTCGACATGTCCGAGTTTAGAATCCAGTACCCTGAGCTATTCCACAAGCTGAACAAAGAAATCGTCAGTGAGGAAACCGGCGAAACAGCGGTTAAAGAAGTGTTGCTGGTACCGAAACCGGCGGCGGATTACTTGTTCAGGCGTTGCGTCGTCGGCTGGAAAAACGTCACGGAATTGTCGTTAGACATTCCTGGCGGCACGGATGAGGCAGCGCCGTTCGACATTGATCTATTTATGTACTGGATTGCCGACAAAATAGACTACGTACAGGACATTTACATCGGCATCATCAGCAGTTACAACGCAAACAAAACGCGCATCGCCGACGCCTTGGGGGAAGCGAGCGCTGGCTCGAACTCGTAAAGTTCGCGGCTGGCGAAAAGGCTTTATCCAAGCATAAACAAACCGCTGAGCTTGCCATCGCTATCAAAGCCTGGAATATCCTAGGCGGTAGTATCGATTGGGCAGGCTTGCCGGTGGTTGTTGAGTTGTTGGGCATTAACGATGTAGAGCTGTTGATCTATCACCTCGTGCAACTACGAGATCAAGCGCATGACTGAATCGCTAACGATTAAAGGCGTACCGGAACTTACCCGAGCACTGGGTAAATTTAATCAGGAACTCGTCGTGCGGGTACAGCGTCAAGCCTTCCGCAACGGCGCTAATTACATGAAGCAACAACTCAAAAGTGCCACGCCGGTTAAAAGCGGCTTGGCGAAAAATTCAATTCGTGTAGCAACATCTAAAATCAACACGCCGCGTAAAAACGGCAAGGTCGGCGTGTGGGTCGGCTGGCGAAAAGGCACAGGAAATCGGCGTTTAAAAGGCCGTGCAACTAAGGCGACAGCGTATTACATCGGTTGGGTCGAATACGGCTATAACCAGGGCAGTAAAAAAGTCGGCGCAAGCGCGGACAAAGCGTTGAAATCTCTTGCAGGTAAAAATCGCAAATTACGCCGGGCAAGACTAATAACCCGGCATGGCGGCAAAGCGATCCCCGGTCAGCATTTTGCCGAAATTACTTTTGATCGGCATGTGGGCCGCTCGATAGACATTATCGTTAACTCATCCAATGTCATTACCAAAAAACTAGCCGCCGAACTCGGCTTTAAGGTGTAACTATGGCGCAACGTGTCGCAATCGATTTTGAAGGTAACATTGCGGGTATCGAGAAATCTACCCGGCAAGCCACCAAAATACTGACCGATTTTGAAGCGCGTGCCAAATCGATTAGCAAAGGCGTTAATGTTGCTTTCGGTGCATTAGGTGCGGGTTTGACCGTAGCGGGTTTTACTGGGTTTATAAAATCCGGCATCGATGCGGCGGACGCGCTTAACGACATGTCCGATCGCACCGGCATAGCGGTAGAAAAGCTCGCCGGCTTTCAGTTAGCCACCAAGCTAGCCGACACCAACATGGAGGCATTTCAAGCCTCGGTCAATAAACTCAGCATCAACATCGGTAAAAGTGCAGACGACTTTGCCAAGTTGGGAATCAGCGCTAAAGACCCGGCTGAAGCGTTTTTGCAATTAGCGGATGTCTACTCGAAAATAGAAAATCCTCAGCAACGCGCGGCCTTCGGCGCGGCAGCTTTAGGTAAGTCTTATGCAGAAATGGCTCCCTTGCTTAACCAAGGTGGTGCAGCCTTGCGGCAGCAGATCACACAAGGCCAGCAATTCAGCGGTGTTACGCAGGAAAATGCAAAAGCGGCAGCGGATTTTAACGACCGGCTCGATCAATTAGGCCAACAATCGCAAGGCTTTAGAATACGCTTTGCGCTGGGTGTATTGGAGCCGTTATCGGCCTATGCTGTAGAGCTTGACAAAGCCATTACAAAATCCGGCGTCTTCCAAGGTACGCTGGCTGGCCTTGCGGAAGGCTTTAAACGTTCGGCAATCGAATCGATAGGCGGATTCAGCACGTACTCGAACGAGTTAAACGACATCAATGTCAAAGTTGTGGATGCTAAAGATAAGTTAAAAGCCGCGCAAGAAGGCGGATTATTCGGCAAAAATTCAGCGGACGAAATCGCGGCTCAACAAGCGCTTAACAATTTATTGGCACAGCGTACCGCCCTTGTCGATAAATTGAATAAAGAGCGGCAAAAGCAAACATCGGCGTCAACGGTAGGGCCGCCATCGGATTCTATTCAAAACTTTATCAACAAAAACGGCGATCCAGAATCGCAAGCCAGCAAATCGGCAAAAAAAGCACAAAGCGATTTGGAACGTCTCAATAGCGAATATGACACCCTGGTTGCAAACTTGACTAAAGAAGTCAGCTTGCGGGGCGACAATTCAGAGCTGGCAGCGCTGGAATACGATGTGGCGCAAGGCAGCTTAAGCAAGCTGACCGAATCGCAAAAACTCGTCTTGCTGAATTTAGCCGCTGAAAAACAAGCCTTGCAAGACAACATGGAGCAGTACAAAGAGTACGACGCCATTATCGAGCAGGGTCAAGACCTGGCCCGGCAACAAGTTAAAGATCAAGCCGATCTAATCGACCGGCTTAGCGAGAAATACAACGCTAATAGCGTAGCGTTCAAAAAGGGCGTCGCTGATGTGCAGGATGCTTTACGTTACGGCATCATCGATGAGGCGCGGGCTAAAACAGAATTCGACCAACTGGGCAAAGACTTTAACGACGGCTTTTCCGATCCGGCCTCCAAAGCACTAAAACAACTCGATGCCTACTCCGAACAAGCCGCACGCAACATGCAGGATGCTTTCGCCGATTTCCTATTCGATCCGTTTAAGGATGGCGTAGACGGCATGTTGGTTAATTTTCTAACCACGATCAAGCAAATGGTCGCGCAACAAGCGGCGGCACAATTATTCGGCTCTAAAAAAGACGGCGGTTCGGGCTTAGGCGATCTATTCAATACCGGAGTTAAAGGCTTAACGAAAGGGATAAGCAATTACGGTTCTGAAATCTTTAGCGGTATCGGATCGTTTTTCGGTTTTGCCGACGGCGCGGCCTTTAGCGCCGGTAACGTCGTGCCGTTTGCAAGCGGCGGCATATTCAATCAGCCGACTTACTTTCCCATGTCCGGTAATCGTACCGGCTTGCTCGGTGAGGCAGGGCCGGAAGCCATCATGCCATTACGACGTGACGGGTCCGGTCGATTGGGAGTGTCGGTGCATGGCGGCGGTTCCAGTAAAGTCATCAATTTCACCCAAAACATCAACATAGCTACCGCACCCAATACCCGCGAAGGCCAGTCAAACTTAGCTTATCAGATCGGGCTGGAAACCAAACGTGCGTTAGACAGGAACGGCTAATGGCTTTTTTTGAAACACCGGTCTTTCCGGACGACATCAGCTACGGTTCCGCTGTTACCAACAGTTACAAGACCGACATTGAAACCACTGAAATGGGTAATGAGGCGCGTTATATCCGTTGGGCAGATGCGCGGCGCTCGTACAATGCGGCATTCGGCGTACGCACGCAACCCCAGCTTGAAGCGCTGGTTAATTTCTTTCACTCTTGTAAGGGAAAAGGGCATGGCTTTCGTTTCCGCGATCCTATCGATTATAAGTCGTGCGCGGCGGATGCTGCCGTATTGCCGACCGATCAAATTATTCTTCCGATTACCGGTTCAACTACCGTTTATCAGCTACGCAAGCGCTACAACGCCGGGACCACAGTTTACCGCGACATTACTAAACCGCGCTCCGGTACGGTGGTGGTCGCCGTCGGTGGGGTGCCGGTCTCCTCCGGCTTTACAATTAATCATGTCAATGGGCAAATAACGTTTACATCGGCGCCGGGCGGCACGGTCACAGCGGGTTTTCTGTTCGACGTGCCGTGCCGCTTCGATACCGATCAACTCAATGTAGAGTTGTTTAATCTAAAGGTCGTCAAGACCGACGTGCCGATTGTGGAGATACGCGTATGATGTCGTTGCCGTCCGCTGCAACCACGCATTTACAGGGCGATACGATCACGATTGCGTTTTACCTGGATATTACCAAAGTCGATAATACGCACCTAAGAATAACCTCCCATGTCGATAACATCACCATTGCCGGAAACGATTACGAAAGCTCAACCGGGGCCGATGCCTCATCGATTAAATTAACCAATAACATGGCGGTCGGCGGCGGCGATGTCGCCATGCTGATAACCTCTCCGTTCTTAACCGAAGCCGACATATTAGCGGGCAAGTACAACGGCGCGGCTTATGAATTAGGCTTTGTCGATTACACCGCGCCGGATGCTTGGAAAGTGAGCTTGCAAAAAGGCGTGATCGGCGAAGTAAAGATCGAAGGCGGGCAATTTACCGCCGAATTACGCTCCTTAGCGCAAAAACTCAACCGTATCATCGGCGAATATTATCAACCTGGATGCCGGGCGCAATTGGGCGATAGCCGATGTACAGTCAATTTAGCACCCTTTACGTATAGCGGTACCGTAACGGCGCTTACCGATGCCAACGAATTCACCGGTACGCCGATCAAAGCAACCAATTTTTTCAAGTACGGGCGGGTGCATTGGTTAACCGGGGATAATGCCGGGTTAATCTCAGAGATAAAAGCCAGCGGCAGCGCTGGGCAAGTGCAATTATTCTTAGATGTCGGTATGCCCATCCAATTGGGCGATACTTACCAGATTATCGAGGGTTGCGATAAGAATTTTGCAACCTGTAAAAACAAATTCAGCAACCAGAACAATTTCCGGGGCGAGCCGCACATTCCCGGAATAGAAAAATCGTTCATCACCCGCTTATGATAATCGAAGCAGCACGAGCTTATTTAGGCGTTCCCTTTCGGCATCAAGGCCGTACCCGGCGTGGGGTCGATTGCGTCGGCTTGGTGGTGTTGGCGGCGACCGATGCGGGATACGCCATTGCAGACAGTACCGATTATAGCCATCGTTTAACCGACAATGAGCTGCTCAATGGAATCTTATCGCATTGCGATTCGGTAACAAGTCCTCAGCCGGGTGATATAGCGCTATTTCAACTTCCTAACGATCAACAACATTGCGCCGTCGTTACCGCTATCGATCCGGTTTACATTCTGCACGCCTACGCACCGCTGCGCAAAGTCGTTGAGCATCGTATGCCGCAAGGGGGGATTGATTTATACGTTAATCGTACGACGTTGCACGGCTATTACCGGTTAAAAGCGTAGAATGGCATTCTTCGCACCGCTAATTCCTTATCTGGTCGCCGCTGCGGTATCGACAGCGTTAAAGCTAGCCATCGCCTGGATAGTAGGACCAACCAATCAGGCTAATTTCGGCGAAAAACTACGCTTGCCGAACGTGCAAACGAGCAACTACGGCATTGCCATCAATCGGTTGATCGGCGGAATGCGAATGAGCGGTAACGTCATTTGGCAAGATGATATAAGGGAAGAAGCCGTTACCACATCAACCAGTATCGGCGGCGGCATTTTAAAGCCAAGCAGCAAAATAACAAATACGACTTACTTATATTATGCAACATTCGCAATAGCAATTTGCGGTCATGAAATACAGGACGTTACCAGAATATGGGCAGACGATGTGTTGCTATTCGATTCAGCCGATGTGCATAGCAAAACCTTATCCCAGCTTGGCATTACACTTTATTACGGCACAGAAACACAAACGCCTAGCCCGCTGATCGAATCGATTGAGGGGGTTGGTTCGCACCCGGCCTATCGTGGTATGGCTTATGTTACGGTCAATAATTTAGCGTTGCAGCCGTACGGAAATCGTATTCCGCGCTTCAGTTTCGAAGTGGAAGGGCTTTAATGTCCGGCGAATTACTTGGTGCAGTCGTTCGCGGTGTCGTCTCAGCGGCGATCAATACCGGGCTGTCGCTCGTCACCAAAGCCATAACAGAAGGCTTGCACGACGCCACGCCGAAAAAATTACCTCCGAACGCTCTTTTAGAAGTCGCCAATCAAAATAGTGCCTACGGCATAGCTTTAACTAAAGGTTGGGGTAAATATAAATTAGCGGGGAATATCATATGGGCGGAAACAGGCATTAGATATTATGCCGAACAGGAAAGCAATTATTCACGTAAAGCCCATGCTTATAATGTTTATGATATTGCGCGTTACTATAAAAAAGCTTTAGCCATATCATTAGGAGAGCTGCAAGTTACGCACATCCGTAAGATTTGGGCAGACGATGTGTTGATTTACGACGCATCATTAGATTATACAAGTAAGATTAATTCCCCCGGCGACGATGTTCTCGGTGGGGGTAAGATTGGTTCAGGTATTCAAGGCCCAGGCTTTATTTTGTACGACGGCACGCAAACTTTGCCTGATCCTACAATGGAAGCGCATATCGGTGTTGGCAACACCCCGGCGTATACCGGGCAAAGCTACGTTGTATTACCCGATTATGCGCTCAGTAAGTTTGAAAATGCATCCGGCCTTTACCAGCCCGATCCTACCGCTGTCGTGTTGCCGACGTTTAGCTTTTTAGTCGATGCAGAGGCCAGTACCATCCATAGCTACAGCGCCGCACGCAATAATACCGGCTATACAGCTTCATACAATCCGGTTCTTGCCGGTGTACCGATTTACGAGCAGCTTTATCGATCACCGTTCCGGCTGACCGAACTAGCAAACGATGTTACAACCTGGGTCGATGGGCAAGCGCTAAACAGCTATGTCGGCATCAAAGCCAATATCAATGCGCTTGCGGCAGCATACCCGACTAAAATGCTAACCGAAGTCATCGGTCAAAGCTTTACTGGACTCGATATTTTGTGCGCTAGGCTATTCGATAACGGCACTCGGCCTATCTTCGGTATAAGCCAGGGCATTCACGGCGATGAGCGCGATACCAGTTGGGCGGTGGAAAAGTTTTTAGAACTGGCGCTTACCTCGACCGATCCGGTCTATCAATATTTACGCGATCACTTTGCTATCTACGTCGTCGCCACGATGAACCCGGACGGCATGGCAAGCCCGGCAGCTTCGACTTGGGGCGGTACCGGTACCCGTAACAATGGCAACAACGTTAACCTTAACCGTAATTGGCCTTATTATTGGGAAACCGTTACCGACGTTGATAAGGGCGCAAGTCCAGCCAGTGAACCGGAAACGCAAGCAGTTATAAACTGGCTAACGCTGCACAAGCCTAAGCGGATTAAATTCTGGGTCGATGTGCACGGGCAGAACTCGCGTAACGATTTCGCCATGTTTTGCGAACAAATTTATCACGACTGGAAAACCCAGCGCATTCAACGATCCGGTTTCAACTACGCCAACGGCTTATTAAAGCGCCGTGTGCTCAATCCCGGCTTAACGTTTAATCCCGCCGGTTTCGGGTCGCTGTTCATGAACGAATCGCGCTCCCGCCGCAAACCTTACATTTATACGTGGATACAGCAATACGCCGTATCAGAATGCTTCGGCTGCATTGTCGAATATCCGCAAATCGAGTCGACCGGTTTGGTCAATACCGGCATGATGGATATTCTAAAAGGCTTTGCGGCGGGGGCTTGCGATGCCATTCAAAGCGAGAGCGGCGGTTACGCCATCTTGCCTCCATATGCACCGATCAACAATAATTCACTGTTTGCCAGTTGGAATTCGGTTGAAAAGCGTCCGACGTTTTTTAGCGCCAACGGCTTACGACTTAGTTACTTTCCCGACGGCGAACGCCGTACACGTCCGTTTGTAAGGTCGTTCAGGCCGGATGATATAGGCTGGCCCGTTAACGTCGCCGGTGCCGGTTATTGCGTGACCCAAGACGGATTGTCAACCGATCAATTCCTAGTGTGCGCGGGTTATAACTTGCTCAACGAATTGCCGACGCTATCGGGCGAAAATCTGGATACTGGGGCGAAAACCACCAATGAACAATTGCCGGTGTCCGTGCGCGACGGTGCCATGTGCTGGCACGATGGGCATGTGTATTTTTCAGGCGGCTTCGATCTATCGGCTAATACTTACAGCAGCGCGATCTACCGTGCATCCTCCATTCCGGATTCTCAGGGCGATATTGGCGGTTGGACGTTATACGCCAACATGCCGACCGGCTTGCAACGGCATCAGTTGTGCAGTTGGGGCGGGTATCTGGTTATTTCCGGCGGACGCGATAGCGTCGGCTATAAAACCGGCGTTCTGCTATTTAATGTGGCAACTAAAGCGTTTACCACGCTGGCTAATTTAACCGTAGCGCGGGGCTGGCACACGGCGGCAGTTTACAGCGATACGCTGTTTGTCTTCGGCGGCTGGACGGGCGGTTCTACGCTAACCAGTGTGGAAAAAATCAACCTCAATACCGGCGCGGTATCTGCCGGTACCAATTTGATTAATTCCAGGGCAGAGCAAGCCATCGCCGTCAACGATAACCTGGCTTACTTAATCGCCGGGCGCACCGGATCGACGACCATCCAAAACGATGTGTGGGCATACGACATGGCGGCGGATACCGTTACCAATTTACCTTATACCACGCAACAATCGGATGAGCCGGGTCATGAAGACGGGCCTAACTTGCCCGATCCCTTCGTTAGGTCGGCAGCGGCTTTTTATCATCCGGTGGACGGCTATATCGGCATCGTCGGCGGGGTGGATAGTTCGGGTTTAATAGGTGCAAGGGTGTGGGAGTTTCATCCGGAGAATGCAGAAATGTACATCCGGCAAACGGACGCCTTAACTTGGGGTTATTTACGCACCACGACCACGCATACCGGTGTAGCAGGCGATCAGTTTAGTTTAAACGTGGCATTGCGCAATGCGGACGATCCCAACGAAGTCAGGTTCCGTAATCCTTACGTACGCTTAACGGCGATTATCGGCCCGTTATCCAGTCCGCAACGGAAAATACGCAGCGGCTACTTCGTGCCGCCGCAAGACAGTTTCAGAACCTACACCATCCCGTTCGAGTTGCAACCGGGCGAAACCGAATTCCGCATTTATTTACGGCACTACGGCGGCGGTACCAGTGTGGACATCGGCGCCATGCAGGTCGTTAAGGCGTTGACGACAGGGTTTATCGTGCCGCAAGAAGGCGGTGGCGGCGGCAGTCTAAGCATGACATTTAGAACGCCGTTAAATGCCGCCGATACTCTATCAGGCGGCAAATGGAACCTATCTCGTTCGGCATCCGGTACATTCAGTTGTATTTTCGGCAGTCAACAAAACAAGCAGCAAAAGATTTTCAGCGTCGATTTAGCGGCAAATTCCTACGTCAAGCTGATCGAAGTTTGGTATGAAGCAGCCGAAGATTTCAGCGGCGGCATACCGATTAATCCGGCTTATCCCGATCTAGTCGCGTTCCCTTCGACCGGCAAGCTTTATTTAAAGTACCAGCTTGGCACCGGGGCGGTACAAACGGAGGATATTTTCCCGGTCGGGAATTTCGATCTAAATCACGCCCGCTTAAGCCGGGAATGGCGTCTCGATGTAGTCGATTGGTCGATCAATAGTCTGTCCGGCGATAGTTGGATGGAGTTTAGTTTTTACGGCCTTTATAA